TTTTGATGTAATTGGTGTTCAACCAGTTTCAAGTCCATCAAGCTCAATCTTTATGATTAAAGCTCAGTACTCAGGAACAACTGCTGTTTCAGCTAATTCAACTACTTCAAGAATTCTTGAATTTACACAACCTGACCCAGCTGTTGCTATTACTGTAGGTGATACATTCACAAGTGAAAATGGTGCTGTTGGTACTGTTGTTTATATAAATGAATTAGGTACTAAAGCAATTGTAAATGTTACTACTGGTGCATTTGTTGCTGGGGAATTATTTGATGTTGGTGCATCTTATCTAGCTGACTCAAATGATTTAACTGTGGACGCAGTTTATGCCAATGAAGCATCATTTAAACAAATTCTTCCTGGATACTCTGGACCATATTCAACTGCACAAGGTGAAGTACTTGGCGCTGATATGAGACAATTAAGAGTTAGAATTGTTGACCAAAGTGTTACACTTAAAACTAGAAAACTAAAAGCTGAAATTACTATTGAATTAATTCAAGATATGAAAGCAATGCATGGTGCTAGTGCAGATAAAGAAATAATGACTTTCCTAGAGAGAGAAATTGTTCTTGATATGAACCAAGAAATTATAGATGAATTAAAATCTATTGCTACTGTTGTTCCTAGTGTTGCGGTTGCAACTACTACTAGCACACAAGGTAGACATGCAATGGAAATGTATTCTGGTATGTATGATGTAATATTGAATGAGAAAAGAAAACTTGCTAAGAAGAATGGACAAGGTCCTGGTAATGTATTGTTTGCTTCAAGTTCAGTTCTTACTGGTTTACAGAGATTAGGTGTATTTAATGCGGTTAAGGTAAACAATGGTATACAAAGAGGAGCTAATCACTCTTCAAACTATGCAGGTACATTAGAAGATGGTACAAAAGTATATGAAGATTGGTTTGCAGAAGAAGATTATGCTATGGTTATGTATAAAGGTGCACAAGCTGGTGATAATGCGTTAATTTATTCTCCTTATCAACCAATTATGTTCTTAGAAGCTAAATCTGCGATTGATTTCCAACCAGTACTTGGAATTTCTACAAGATATGGTTTGACCAGAAATACTTTAAGAGATGCAGAAATAGCAAGTGCTTATGTATCTTACATAGGCATTGACTTTGTCTCAACTCCATTAAAGTAATTTAATTATTACTTAAAGGGATAGATTAATTTCTATCCCTTATTTTATTTTAAGAATTAATATTATATAATAAAAGAAAACAATTTAGCTTTAAGGCAAATTCATAAGGAATTAAAAATGACTAGAGAAGAATTACTAAAAGAAATTGAAATTAAATGTTTCAATAAAGCAGGAAAGTTAGATGGAAACTTTCACAATCCAAAATCAAAATCACATGATGTAAAACTTATAGAAGAAATAAATAAACTCACCACACAATTTACAAATATATCTTTAAGAGAACAAATTCATATTCTAAGAAATAATATTACTGAAAGACCAAAATGTTATTGCGGTAATGATTTACAATTTAATGGATTTTCTAAAGGATATAAAGATTATTGTTCTAAAAAATGTCAAGCACAATCTCCAGAAAGAATTAATAAAGTAAAAGAAATTTGGAAAAATAAAACTAAAGAAGAAAAAGATGCACATGTAAGGAATAATAAAGAATCCAAATTAAGAAATCATGGAGACCCTAATTACAATAATTCAAAGAAAATATCAAAAACATACAAAAGTAAAGACCAAAAGTATTGGGATACTAGAAATGAAAAACAGTATAATACTAAATTAGAAAGATATGGAGATAAACATTATTGTAATAGTGAAAAGATTTCAGAATCCTGGCAAAATAAAACAGATGAAGAGCTAACAGAAATAAAACAAAAGAAATCAGATACTTGTATGGATAAATATGGGGTTACTCATCATATGTACTTAGATGAAACCAAAAATAAAATTAAACAAATACTAATTAAAAATTATGGTGTAGACCACCAAATGAGAACTCAAGAAGTAAAAGATAAACTTCAAGAAACAAAAACAATGAACGGAACTTTACAAAATAGTACTAAAGTACTAGAAAAAGCTAAAGAAACAAATATTGAAAGATATGGGGCAATTACTTTTACAGCAAGTCAAGATGGAAAGGACCAAGTATTTACCACTAAATTAGAAAGATATGGGGATGGTAATTATTGTAATGGTGATAAAATAAGTAAATCATTACTATCTAAATCTGATGAAGAATGGTTAGAAATTGTTGAACAAAGAAAACAATCTTGTTTAAAAAAATATGGTGTTGTTAGCTATTCCCAATCATATCAAAGAAAATATAGATATTTTAAAGATACTTATAATCAATATACTGAAAGATATAAAGAGATGAATATATCTGTTATAACTAATAAAGAAGAGTATATTAATTCAAAGTTTGATTATGTTTTTAATGTTGTGAAATTAAAATGTAATGTTTGTGGTAATGAATGGGAAAATAGATTAAATATAAATGGCACAACTTCTATATGTAGAGTTTGTAATCCATATAAATTTACCAAAGAACGAGAAATTGGAGAATTTTTAGAAGAGTTTGGATTTAATGTTAAATATAGAGATAGAACCTTAATATATCCTTATGAAGTTGATATATTATTAAATGATTATAAAATAGGTGTTGAGTTTAATGGATTAATGTTTCATTCATTTGGAAAATCAATTCATAGTATGTTTAATAATCATATAGACGAGACTTTATCAAAACATAAACATTTAAATAAAACAAAAATGGTAGAAGAAAAAGGATATCAATTATTTCACATAAATGAAGATGAATGGGATGATAAAAACAAACAAGATATTTGGAAATCATTAATATTAAATAAACTAGGTGTTAATGAAAGAATATTTGCTAGAAAATGTTATATAGAAGAAATAGATAGTAAAATGGCAAAATGTTTTCTAGAAGAAAACCATTTACAAGGTTATACTAATTCAAATATAAAAATAGGGTTATTTTATAATCAAGAGTTAGTATCTGTTATGACTTTTAGTAAACCTAGATATAATAAAGATGTTGAATATGAATTAATCAGGTTTGCATCTAAAAAATATTTTAATATAATAGGTGGGGCTAGTAAAATATTAAAATATTTTGAGAGAAAATATAAACCTAATAATTTATTAAGTTATGCTAATAGAAGATGGAGTACTGGAAATGTTTATAATAAATTAGAATTTAATTATATAGAAGAAACCACACCTAACTATTTTTATTTTGATAAATCTTGTATTTTAGAATCTAGAATAAAATATCAAAAACATAAACTAAAAAATATACTTCCTGACTATCAAGATAGTTTGTCTGAAAGTGAAAATATGTATAACAATGATTTTAGAAAAATATATGATAGCGGAAATTTAAAATATATAAAGGAATATAAATGAAAAAAGAAATGGAAAATGTTAGAATTCAACTAACTAAAGATAATATTAATTATATTAAAACCAAAGGTTCATTTGCTAAAGTTATTAATTTTTTAGTTCAGGAAATGATAAATGATAAAAGCCTGGAGTCCAAAATCCAAAAATTAATAAATAATTAAAAAAGGAAACTATAATGAGCGTATTATTAGAAAATTCCCTAGGTATAACTTCAAATCTTGAAAAACTTTTGACAAAATTATATGAAGTTAATTCTCTAGGCGAAGCAACAAATATTGCTTCAGATATTGCCCCATACAAAGATATTATAACTAAAGTAATTAAAAGAGCTAATGAAAAAGTAAATTTTAATGACTTTTGTGTTGTTCTTGAGTCAAATTCCCCATCAGGCACAATTCCTTATCAAGGAATAAAATATATAGGAAGAGAATCAGATGGAGCTACTCCTTTAGAAATGAAAGTTTTTATTGTACAAGACTCTAGCGCATTTACTGAAGGTGAATTTATAAGCACTAATGGTGCAGGTGCAGGTGTAGGAAAAGTACTACATGTTGAAGAAGGCAAATTATTAGTTCAAGTAACAAGTGGGTATTTTGAAAGTTCATATTCAATTGATAATGCAGAAACTTATGCTGTAGCTGATACCACTATTACTATGATTTATTCTGCTAATACTTCTTACTCTGCATTTCTTGAAAATTATGTAGATGTAAATAGCACTGCTGATGGAGAGAAAAATTCAGACCTTAAAGAAATTGTTTCATTAATTAAAACATTAGAGATTGCTTGTACAACTAAAGAACTTTCAAGTGGATATACATTAGAAACTTTATCAGACTCAATTTCAGTATATGGTGTAGACTTTAAAAAAGATTTAATTGAATCACTATCAAATGTATTAATTAAATTAGAGCAAGCTAGAATATTTAAATTTATGAGAGATAATGCATATCAGAGAAGTGATATTGTATTAACAGATTCATATGGGGTAAATGGTGATATTGCATCTATTTTTAATGATTTATATACAAGAGTAAATCAAAGTGCGGGAGCAATTAGAAAAAATTCTAGTATGAGTGGAGAAGTAGTTGTAACAGCTTCAACAAATATTTATAGAGCAATATTATCTGGAAGTCCATTATCAGAAGTTGAACGAAAAATTATTTTACCTTCTGAAATTACAATGATTGAAGACCCTTATGCAAGTGTTGAATATTTATGTGTTGCTTTAAATCCTAAAAAAGATAGAAACAATGCGGCAGTTATTTATACACCTTATTCATATGAAATTCAATCAGTGAAAGACCCTCAAGATTTTTCAGAAAAAGTACATGTAATGTCAAGAAGTGATATTGTAGCAAATCCACTAGCTACAAAAGAAAATGACCAAGCTAAATCGGAAATGATGGAAGTTACTTTTGTTTCAGGATATGAAAATCTAAATAATGTATTTTAATATCTAAATAGTGTAAAGAAAAGTACTCTAAAACTAATGAAATAACTTTCTTAGTATATTTATACTAATTAAGGATAAAATCTGTTTTAGAGTACTTTATGAAGTTTAAATAATATTTAAGAAAAAAGGATTCATATGTCAAGATATGAAGAATTAAAAAAGATAGAATTAGAAAAAGAAATAAAAAAGGAAAAGAGATGGAAATTAAATCAATAACAGAAATTTTAAAAGAGAGATTAGAAGAAGCAAAGTTACCAGATGCAGGTGAGACATTTATAGCTACTAAAGATTTTGACTCTTATAAAAAAGGTGATGAGATGGAAGTTCAAATGTCAGACAACCAGTCGGTTACAGTATTAGTTAAAGGTAAAGAAAAGACTTTCAATTCACAAGAGTGGAAGAGACTTCCAATCAAATTAAAATAAAGGAAAGAAGGATTTATAATGAAAAATTTAGGAAAATTGAAATGAAGTTTTTTTGAGAAGAATGGGATAACCAAGAAATTATAGGAGTATAAAATGGATAATAAAGAATTAGTAAAAATGGTTCAAGAAAAAGACCCTAAAGTTGTAGCAGAAATTAAAGTTAAAATTTTAGATAAAATGAATGAAGATACATTTGAAGTTAAAAAGTAACAATATCAAAAAAGAGGTAAAATGAATGATGTAAGAACAAGGAATGATGTTTTTAAAATTCCATACAAAGTAGTTGGTATAATTGTTGATAATAAGGATACTAAAAATCGCGGAAGATTAAAAGTCAGAATTCCTGAACTTATGTCCGATGATGTTAAAAATTCTGATTTGCCTTGGGCAGAAATTGAAACAGATTTCTTTGGAGCAGATGTTGAAACAATAGGCTTAAGCTCAGTTCCAAAAATAGGAACTTTTGTTTATGTAGAATTTTTATATCATAATCCATCATTTCCATTAGTAACTGGGGTTGTAAGAGGAAAAAAAGACTCCTCATTATTACATACTAAGGAAAGTCTTGTAGGAACAATATATGATACTAGAAATAATAACATAATTGGACCTGAATTGCCCCCACTAAATAATAGTACAGAATATCCTAATAATAATGTAATAGAAACAGATACAGCAGTTATAGAAATTGATGACACAACTAGTAATAAGAGAATAAGTTTCCAACACAAAAATGGAAGCTATATAGAGATGAGACCTGATGGAACTATTCAAATTAAAGCAAAAGGAAATTTGATACAAGTTGTTGATGGTAATCTCACAGAGTATATTAATGGAAATGTTTTAAGGACAGTTACCGGCGCTTATACTGTTAATTCATCAGGTAACATGAAGTTTATAGCTCCAAGAATAGATTGGAACTAAAATGGCTGGTTCATTTGAATTTGACCCAGTTACTGAAACTGATTTAGGTGCTGATAGTGTTTACACTAATATAAATAATACAATAAATGTAACATTTACACCAGATGCAGGTAGTGAATCTGAAACTTTAATAAGCGTCACAATTATAGCAGATATTAATGAGGATTCAATATCTTTAAACAATGGAATATCATCATGTTCAATTCAAGGAAACTATACTTTGGATTTATTTGATAAAATAAACATAAAATATGTGGATAAAGGGTTTTCAGATAAAAATCAAACACCAATAATTGTTGATAAAATATCATTAGTTCCCGAAAATAAAGAAGTGTTTGAAGTTTCAAGTGACCCTCGACAATCAATATTAGTCACATACACAGTCACAGCAACAACAAGTGCGGGGGTAAGTGAAAGTAGTACATATACATATACTATTGGACAAACATATGATTCAATTAAAAATTGGATACAAGATTATTTTGGAGGTTTATAATGCCTGCAGTAGCCAGATTAGGGGATAGTGGTTCAGGTCATGGTTGTTTCCCACCAAGAGGTAATAGTGGTGCTTCGGGAAATGTTTTTGTAAATGGTATAGGAGTACATAGACAAGGTGATGGATATCCTGCTCACTGTTGTGGACCAAGTTGTCACGGAGCATCTCTTGGTGCAGGTTCAAGTACAGTTTATATAAACGGAAAGCAATGTGGAAGAATTGGTGACCCAATCGATTGTGGTTCAGCTGTTGCTGAGGGGTCTGGAAATGTGTTTGCTGGAGGATAAATAAATACTTAAAAAAGGATTATTCTATGGGTATTTATAATGATATAGATTATCGTCTAAACACTATAAACAAAGATATAAAAATATCTGAGGATTCAGCAGCGATAAACAATTCAATTAGAAATATATTATTAACTCAAAAATATACAGTACCCGGTAATCCAGAATTTGGTGCAGATTTAGACCAAGTTCTATTTGAACAGATGGATGGTGTTACTTTTACTCTAATAGAGAATATTGTAAGAACTGAAATAGAAAGATGGGAACCAAGAATTTTAATTGAAAATATTGATATTTTTTATAATAAAGATTATCAGCAAGTAGTTATAAAGTTGAGATATATTATTATAGCTTCAAATGAAATTCAAGAAACAAATATAAAGCTGGGAGTTTAATAAATGTATTTTGATTATTTTGATGAAGAATTGATAGATTCCGTAAATATTGTTGATGTTTGGAAAGATGTTGATATTGATGAATTTATAGAGGATGATAACTTTGAGTATCACAATTTAAATGAGCATGAAAATTTGATGGATTTATCATTCAAATATTATGACACAATAGATAATTGGTGGATAATATTTTTATTTAACAAATTTTTAGATATAAATTTTTGTATGCTTCAATCTAAAACAATAGCTAATACTCAAGATAAATATGTTTACAACTTAGGGAATTATAATAATATTGAGAAAAAAGAAAAAGATATTACTAAATATATTGTAAGACAGTTTTATTTAACATCAAACACATTAGAAGAATCAATAATTCTTACTAATTCAGCATTAAATAATATTTCATCAACATTAATAGATAATATTAAAGAATATATTTATAATACTTTAATATTAGAAAGCACATATAAACAACAGATAAAGATACCTAATCAAATAACAACTTATAAGATAATGAATTATATGGAAAAAAGGTCAATTGAGTGGCAAACTCAAAACACATAAAAATAAATAATTAAAAAAAGAGTACACATGGAATTAATATCACCTTTTTCGGCAGATAGTCTTGATATAGAATTAATTAAAGATAATCTAAAACAAACATTGATTGATAATGATACAATAACTGATATTAACTATGAAGGTAGTAATATATCAACATTAGTTCAGATTCTTTCTTATATAGAATATACAATAAATGCTACACATGCAATGAACTCTAATCAAACTAATTTGAAATTATCAGAGATTAGACAAAATATTATTCATGAAGCACAGACTAGAGGATACAACATAACAAGAAAAGTATCTTCTAAAATGAATATAACTCTGACATTAGATATAACAAGTGCTCCATTAACAATTCCTAAATGGACAAAATTTTTATGTGGAGATTATATATTTTATAATACTTCAGAAATATTGTTTACTACTGAATCTTTATTTAAAACAGTGGATATTGTTGAAGGTGTTTATGTTGATTATAATATTGATAGTGATTTGAGATATGTTTCAACTGAAACAGCTCAAAATTTAAAATTAAGTTATAAAAACATTGAAGATGAAAATATATATTATAGAATTAAGAAATCAGGGGAAGAGGATTTTTCAGATTATTACACAAAAGTTGATACTCTTATAGATATAGTTGATAATGAAATAAATCTTTTTGAAGAATATGACCCTGAAACAGAATTTGCAACAATATGGACTTCATTTGCTAATCAAGGAAATTTGATTGAGTCTGGGGATACTGTAGATATACAATTTTTAATTTCAAATGGTAGTTTAGCTAATGGTATAATTGTTTGTGAATTAGAGTCACCAATTGATGGATTAACTATAAATGTAAATTCTCAATCAAGAGGTGGTTCAGATGAAGAATCAAATGATAGTATTAAAGCAAACGCTCCTCTATTTTTTAATACTGGTTTAAGAACAGTTTCAGACCCAGATTATGAAGCATACTTAATAAAAAATTCATTAATTGAAAATGTGTCGGCTTGGGGAGGAGAAACAATGTTACCTATTGAATTAGGGCATACATATTTATCTATTATACCTCAAGATGAAAATTTTAAGTACTTGACTTCATTAGAAGAAACATCTGTTCTATCATATTTAAATCAAAAATCTATGATTGCTACTGGTAGAAAATTTAAACACCCAAATTATATATCTTTTGATATAGATATTCAAGTTGTCGGAACAGTACCAAATATAGAAGAGAAAAAAGTTCTTATAAATGAAAAAGTAACTGAGTATTTTGATGAAAATCATAACACATTTAAAACATATATATTTCAAAGTAAAATAGTTAGAATTATTGAAAATATATTTTTAAATAATACCTCGGCTTCAATAAATGTTGTAATAACACCTAAGTTGAGATTATCAAATGAATTGTTTAGTCAAACATTTACAAATGGTAGATGGGATATTTATATTCCTAATTCTCCTAGAAAATATAGATTAGTAAAAAATGGTGATATTATTGAAATTCCAGAAAATGAAACTGATTTATATAGTTATATAATAAATGGGTGGACAAAAGAAATAACCCCGGATGAGGATATTACAATTTCATTTAATGGAAATATTAATTCAAAAGTAATTACTTTTCCTGAAACACTAACTCAAGTAGATATTGATGGAACATTATATGATAAAAGAACATTATTATTAGATGCTGTTGAGATTGGTTATTTTATACCTGATTTAAATATATTGTCATTAGAAGACATATCAGCAGAATTAGTACAAGATGAATTTTTAAATGTAGTATTTTCACCAAATATAAATATTAAATCAGAAAAAGCCACAGTTATTGAATTAGGTTCAATAACTTATAGTTAAAAGGTAAAATATGTCAGATATAATTAAAGTACAAAAATTAACAGACTTAATAGATGATTTAGTACCGGAGCACTTTGCTACAAATGCTCCACAATTTTATAATTTAGTTTATGCTTTTCTAGAAAATATTCAAGATGTTCAAGAGTCTATTGACTGTAACTTTTTAGATACTATAGATTATAATAGAATAAAAAACCCTGAATTTAAAAAAATATATCTTCAAACATATTTAGCTATGTTTGATTTAGAGGAAGCTGATAATACTGAATCATTGAGTGATATGTTAAAAGTTTCAAAACATCTTGGTACATTGAAGGGTACTCAAGCATTATTTAAAATTCTTCTTAGACTTTTATCATATGTTGTTCCTAGTATAGGAAATACTTATAATACATTATTATTAGAATATGAAAATGAAGAAGACCCAATAAGAAGAGCAGAGTTAGAACAAGAGTTGACAAATTTAAAATTGAACAGTCTTCAAACTGGTCAGATTATATATGAAGAATTCCAAGATGAATTTGGTAATTTAATACCATTCAAGTATAAAATAACCGCAGATATCACAAGAGATGTATATGACAAATATATTAGAAGTTTTGCTCATCCATCTGGGTGGATTGATGAATTTGTATCTGCTTATATAAGTATTATTTCAGATGATGTTGAAGGACTTCAAGGTTCTTTCACTTTATATGATATGTTTACTTATCCTTTTGTAGTTGCAGATGGACAAATGAAAGCTGACCAATTCATAGATGATGATTACCCTACTAGATATTACCAACCAGCTGAATTAGGTTTAGAGGCAGACTATGATGTCATTACAGGGAAAATGGTAGACACTTCAAATTTATATATTGACTCAGGTAAAGTTTACTACGCTTGGGAAGATATGTCAAAAGAATCATTAATATCTGGTGAAATAAATAGTTATATAGATGCTAGCATGAAATCATTAATAGCAACAAATTTTAAAGCAACAGCTGGTGGGTATATAGCTGATTCCACAAATGTTGGTCCTGCTAATGGTTGTATAACTGCAGGCACTGGATATTTATGTTATCGGATAATAGCAAACAATAAGGATAATTAAATGGAAGAATTTGGATTTTCTAAGGGAATATTTACCTTGTACCAAATAGATAAAAATACAAATGAAAAGACTATTTTAGTGCATGATGATAATGTAATTGTGAATAATTCTTGGTTAATTGTATCAGGACTTTTAAATGGGGAAACAGATAAGATTATATCTTCATTATCTTTAGGTGATGGTGGAATAATAGACTCTGAATTACAAACACCATCTGTAAATGATACAGTATTATTTAATGAATTATTTAGAAAAGAATCTATTGAGGAAACTATTATAGAAACTATATTAACTCCTTATAGTATTACTTTTAAATTCAGTATAGATGAGCTAGAAGCTAATGGAACTTCAGCACAAATATATTCAGAGGCAGGGTTGTTAAGTGTAGATGGTACAATGTTTTCAAGAAAAACATTTGCTGAGGTAGTTAAAACACCAGAGAAGAAATTCTTGATTGATTGGAAATTAGTTTATTCCATTTAATAAATAATTAAAAAGTAGGAAAATAAAATGGCTTTAATTGATGGTATAAATTTTATTCAATACAGCGAAAATATGATAGGTGGAAATCACCCATTAGCATTAACTGATACATTGAATAGAGCTTTGAAAGAATTTATTGAGAAATTTGAACTAGGTAATGCGGATACTCAAGTAACTAGAAACCATATTAAGATAGATAGTGCAACTGATATTCAAGCAGGGGTTGTATCTGATGAAGTGGTTTGGTTTAACCCAAGTACAAGTAAATGGGAAAAAGCTATTGATGAAAATGCAACTGGTATTATTGATGTTGAAAATCTAATGGTGTTTATTTTTGGTACGTATACATTCAAA